ACTAGCTTGCCAACGTGCCAATGCAGCAGGCAGGCTTGCCTCATCTCCAGCATGAACGTAACTGGCCATCCAGTTCAAAGTGAACGGATCTAGCTTCGATGTATCAACACCGCTACCCGCAGCCCGCAGAGCACGGGCTTGGTTTTCATGGGCTACAGACGTGTCTGTATTTAGCTGCTGGCCGACCGAGTACGTTGTCGTAGGGCCTGTGTCAAACCCTAATGCTTCAGCTTGTTCTCTGTCAGTGAGAGCAGTCGGCGTGGGAGCAGTCGGCGTGGGAGCAGTCGGCGTGGGAGCAGTCGGCGTGGGAGCAGTCGGCGTGGGAGTTGGAACGCCAGCCGTGGGAGTTGGAACACCAGCCGTAGGAGTTGGAACACCAGCCGTAGGAGTTGGAACACCAGCCGTAGGAGTTGGAACACCAGCCGTAGGAGTTGGGGCAGTGCCGTACCGCGCTATAAGCCGGTCGGTCTCGTCGCCTGTGTCTGTGGTGCTGTTGTCCCGTGCTTGCTGGTTGTACGCATCCATTGCCGAGCCGAAGCCCTGCATGGCCGACATGATCCTTGTCGGATCTCCAGATTCAACCGCCGTTTTCAGCGTCAACGCTTTGGAGGCAAGGCCAGGGATTGGGCTATCCGTAAACGCACTTGCCCCGGCCAAAATCTTTTGTAGGTCACCAGACGCAGCGCCTTGTGCGATGTTTACAGCAGCGTTAATCTGAGGTTGTGTAAACCCGGTCAGGTCTGACAGGCCAGCCGTGATGCCTGATGTGGCTCCTGCTGTGAGTGCAGAAGTCAGGACGTTGCCAAAATTACCGGAGATGACTGCTTGTGGAAGAGCGCCTGCTCCAGCGCGAACTGCTGCTGTAGCAGCGTCAGCTACCCATTGAGGAGCGCCAGCGGCCAATACATCCGCACCAATAGAGTTTGCAAACGGTGTTGTAAGAGACCCAATGCCTGCTGTCAGACCACCTGTAATTGCACCTTTGCCAAAGCCAGAGCCAAAACTGCCACCTTGAGCTTCTGCACCAAGACCACCAAGCGTACCTTGAACCAGTGCGTTAGCTGCAATGGTAGAGCCAAGTGTTGCAGTGCCACCTGCCAAAGCAGCGGAAAGCCCGCCTGTAAGCGGCGCAGCTATAAGCCCTAAAATTTGAATTAAGCCGGGATCAAGGTCACTGCTAGATCCCCAACGTGGAACAATTACAGCTTTGCCAGAAGCGTCTTTGACTACCTCAAACTCTGTCCACCCTGTGCCTGCAGCAGAGTACCCAAGACCGTACCTGCCTGGATCTGATGGTTGTAAGTATTCTTGAGGCGCAGAAAACTCTCGCTCCCCGCCACTTCCAAATCCGCCTAAACGTCCAAATGTTTGATCGCCGTATGTAAGTTGCCCACGGTTTCTTGTAACTGTTGACCAGCTATCCTGACCACCTTCGCCGGTAACGGCGTTAACCATCTCCTCATACGGTGTTTCTTTGACGCCTATCTTTGACAGGTCAGTGATGCCATAGTTGGCAAGAATTTGAGCAAGTTCATTGGCGCGGTTGATGCCCCTGATCTCAGGGTTAAGGCCGTATCCTTGCCACTGCTGTGAAATTTGTTGAGCAAGAGGTTGCCAATCTATTGGGGCAGCAGCAGGCTTACCTACCGTGTACCCCATGTGGTCGTAGAAATACTGGATTTCTTCCGGGGTGGCGTAAGGCGCTAGTTGCTCAGGCGTTATTCCCTGTTGGTTGAAATACTGTATCTTTTGATCACCAGTAAACCCGCCCCAGCCCGTGGGGGCGCTTGACATCCAGTCGGTTGTGGAAGCAGCGGTAACAGGAGCAGGGGTGGGAGTAGGAGTAGGTAACAACGACGTTATGCCGCCAGCATCAGCGTCCCGGTAGAAGGACTCCAACTCTTCTTCGGTTTGCAGGCGAGGGATCATTGCGTCAAGTCGTAGAAGGTCAAAGACCCGATGGCAGCACCGGAAGAGCCAGACAGCACCCGGATGCCCAGCGTATAGATATCACTCGCCCCCGTCAAGGAGGAGCCCAACTGAAGATCCCAGTTGTACGCCGCAGGCTGGTTGATCGTTCCGCTGGACTGATTGGTGGACTTCACGTACTGGATATCTACGATGGTGCCTACCGTCATGGCCGTGGCAGAAGTGTCCTGCTCCACGTTGGCATCGCTTGCAACCGCAGCCCAAGAAGCCCCAGTCAGCCCTGTGCTGTTCTTTGCCAGAATAACCTCAAAGTCATCCCCCGTTGAGGTCGGCATCACGTTAAATTTTACGGGCAGCACCACTGCGTTTAGCGCCGTCGAAGCCAGCCGGATGGACACCAACGGTACAAAGGTCGTGCTGATTGCAGTCAGCGTTGCTGTTCTGCGGGCCACGTGCTCAATGGATGTTTGCTCGTAACCACCCATGTTTTGCACAGATGAGCAAATTTGCTTCATGGATGAAGCGCTGGCCGTCGCTGCGGTGTTTGTAATTTCGTACCGCACCGGCAAAATTGCCGTCTGCATGTAAACAGACGTCTGCGTGTTGTCGTTGTGAAAAATGTGGCAGATCTGTGCCTGACCGTCCACATAGAACCCACAGCGCACATCGCCCGTACCTAACCACTCAAAATCCATGTACAGGATCTGGTTCTTGGTTAGATCCAGTACGCGCCCGCTTGGGCCAGTCCCGTCCATTGGATCTACGTTCCAGTCGGCTTGGTCTACTGTGCGAACATCGCTAGGCGTACCGGGCGTAGGCAAAGAGTTTGATCGCAGGACGAAGGATACAGTCGTGTTGTTCTGTTGAAGAAACACCCCGTTGCTTGTGCTGAAGTACCCCACCCGCTGTCGCAGGTTTGTCTTTGGCGCACCCATCACAAAGGTCGCAAAGAATGTCAGACCCTTACCCGGCTGATACGGCATGCTGCGGAACGACTGCCGCACAACTTCAGAACCACTGGATGTAGTAACGTTTAGCTGGACCGATGACTCGTTGGAAAGGTATGTTGTTGATCCTCCAGTAGCGGTGCTCGTGTCAAATTGAGAATCCGCAGCGTACCGACTTTGACTGTCAAACAGCGTGTACGGCTGCGTGGTAACCAGCCGCCCAAAAGCATCAAGAGCATTAATGGGGAATGAAATTGGGACCGGCGTTGTTGTATTCGCCACGATCTGCTCCAGCAGGTTGTCTATTTGGTTGAAGTACAGGCGCAGGACGTTGACAAGGTTGTCAAGATACGTTGAGTCGTACTGGATCGTCGGCTTCGGCAGCGGAGGCGCACGAAACTTCTTGGTGATGGTTGACCAGATCGTCACGATTTACGCCCGTCAGGCCGAATATCCAGACGCGGAGCGCCCAACTGCCACTGCACACCCAACCCATCCGAGGCCATCTTGATAGACATCTGCCTGCCCCGCACCCGGATATTGACCTGACCCGTGAATGCTTCGATAGGCACCGTTGCCGTGCGCGTGACCACACCGTTGTCCGACCCCCCTAGCGAGGCGGGGCTGTTGTAGCCCGAGCCAGAGTTTTGCAGGGGCAGGAGCGTCATGGTGGCGCTAGGAGACGCAGTACTGGATCCACGGAAGGTCACATCCGGCAGCACCCGCCAGACAAAACCAAATCTGTCGCCATCGTCAATGTCAAACTCAGACGAGGTGATGTAGGCTTCAATCGGGAGCGTTGACGCAGTGGCGTTGTCGTCGTTGCCGGTCTCGTGCTGGACAAGATTGTTTACGTAGGTCGCAGCAATCGGGAAGTTTGAAGTTACTCCGATGTCTGTCCAAGCGGTACGGCCCAGGTTGCCGTAGTACCAGACCTTCTCAAGGTAGTTGTACACCGCGTATCTGTCAATTTGCGTACTGCTGGCAGAGCAGTAGAACCACCAGACCTCGTTAAATTGTTCGTTGGTCCCGGCGCAAACTTGGCTGTACTGATCCAAGTTGATATCACTAAAAATGTACTGGCGCAGATCACAGCTAAGTGTGTTTACACGACCATCGTAGGTGTAAAACTTGTCTTCTCCCATCCAGTACGCCACACCAGCAGCCAACGCTACAGCACGGTCACTGACAATGGAGACGTTATCGGCCAGAAGCTGTGAGCCCCAGACAACAGGAGGACCTAAGTACTGAAGACCGTAGACCGATGTGTCTGTCCAGACCAAGATTTCCTGTCGGGTCTGCAAGGTGGCGTCAATTTTTGAGCCGTGCGACAGGCGCAAACTGCCCGCTTGGTTGGTCGCCGCTGGGGTCCAGTTGACCGCGCTTTCCTGATCCGACCAGCGAATCAGCATGGGGTCGATGTCAGATGACCCGTAATCATTGCAGCCGAAAGCTATCGTGAACCGTGACGCATCAGACACCATGAACAGTGTTTGCACGGTCGGCACATCTGTTGCTCCGGGCAAGGAGTTCAGCGCTACCCCACGAGACGTAAGCCCGGTGGTTGCGTCCCAGTAATACATAGCCCCGCCCTTGGGGCCGTAGATCAGATCTTGACCAAAGTTTTGGTGGTTCCAGATGCGGATGCTGGCCGCGCCAGGAGAACCAATACCCCAAGCCCCAAGGCCCCAAGGCCCTGCGCCCCATCCAGAAAGCGCAACTGCAATCTCGGTTCCCGCACTGACTTGATATGCTGCCGTGACTGTCCCGCCACCTGTAGCGGAGGATGAAGCGTTGGATGCAGCGGTGATCGTGTACTCGTCAGCGGTTGTGACTGTAATCTGGTATTCGCCGTTAAGGGTCAAACCACCAACCGCAGTTGCCCCAGAAAACGTCACAAAAGTACCCGTTGTGGCACCGTGCGCTACATCAGTGACCGTGACCGTGGCCGAGCCGTTTACCGTTGTAAACGGGTTTGTCAGCGTAACTGTTGAAACAACAGGCGTGATGTCGTAGTACGCACCGCCATAGGCAATGTAGTACTTGGTATTAGTACCGACGCCAAGATATGGAACGCCACCAAGGGTAGCCCACTGCCACAGTGACCGACAGACGCCGTTATAGGTCTCGCTAGAAGTGCGTTGCCAACCGCCGATCTTCTCGGGTGTGCCTTGGCGGAAACGAATTTTGTCGCAGGAGAACCATCCGCCCTCGGTGGAGTAGCGGGTTCCTTCGCGGTTTACCCCCGACTTCAACTGCAGTTTTTTGAGTGGCATGTTTACCCCAGCAGTGCCGACTCGGCGGCTCTACGCTTGACCAGACCGGGCAGTACTTTGCCTCCACCGCGCACCCACAGGGCCAACTGCTCCTTGGCACCTTCCCAATCAAGCGCACGGAGTTTGCGCCGCAGGGTGGAGGTCTGGAGTCTACCTGACCCCAGGTTGTAGGTGAAGTCTGCGATAGCGCAGAAGGCCCGCCAGTTTCCGTTGGTCACGCTCCAGGCAAAAAGTTCAGGACACTGCCTGATCACAGCCGAAGCACAGACCCGGCGCAGTTCGTCCATGAGCCAAACATCTGCCACCTCCCGCGTGATGGGCGGGTGCTCCATCGTGACCTTGGAGCCGTCAGGTTTGTAAACGGTGCCCCAACCAATCGTGGGGTAGCCTGCGGGGCAGATGTAGGGGTAGATCAGGCCGTCCTTGCCGACTCGGTGCAGCCCCTCAAACTGCTTGCACAGTGCGACGGCAAGGTCAAGGTTCACGCAAGCCCCCGCTTCGCCAAAGTGCGATCAAGGAACCAGTAGTTGATTGTGCCCGCCACTAGCGCAGCGAAGTCAGACGACATAGCGGTCTTGAACACTTCCACCGGAGGCATGCCTTGCAGCCAAGCGTTCCAGGCAAACCAGATGTGAACGAACGACCAGATGAACAGCACCCAGTAGGTCACGACCGGACGCACCGAAGCGGATAGCGAGGCCACCCAGCCACCGGCCTTCTTCACCATGTCAGTCTGCTGATCCAGCGCCGACTTGAAGGCGTCCAGCACCCCAGCGTCTACGGCCATGCCGTGAACCGCGCCAATCTCCTGAAGTTTCTGAGCACCACGCTGGGCTTCAAGATCGCACTGCCGGTTGAACATCGCCAATTCATGCTGGCGCTCGTTCTTCTTGTCCAGCCACTTCAGGACTTCCGGGGCAAGCCGGAACAACCCGCCGAAAATCGAGCCAAGTAGGCCCCCGCCGAGGATATCAAGCATTTTGTACCTCTACCCAAGTCTGCGTTGCTTCATCCCAGATGTACCGTTTACCGTCTTGCGGGTACGGCACAGGCGATTCCCACTGGCATGTAGCCTCGTTCAGCACCCATGATGGGAACGGCTTCGGAGAAATGAAGGCATCACGCTGGGTGTCATAAAAGAACCCAATCCCAGCGTAGTTCTTGCGGATGTTGCCGTTGTACGAGGTCTGCACCCAGTTTGTACCGGGAAACAGCGATTGGCAAAACGCAATGCCCTTGGCTTCAGATTCCACACCGTTATCCAGCAGTTCGTTGTTGTGGATGACGATGACCTGAAGCACTACGTTGTTTTGATCAAGTTGAGCAAAGTGAGCCATTGATACCTCAGAAGGTTATCGTGCCAGAGGCGTTGAACTGGTAGATAGTACGACCACCGGATGTAGTGACCGTGGGCGACCCTGTGGTTGAAACCGCTGCGCGGGTCGCAGAGATGATGACTACGCCAGAGCCACCTGCGCAAGATGCGCTGTAACTTCCAGCACCTCCACCGCCTGTATTTGCTGTGCCTGCAGTCCCGTTACCTGCATTGTCACAACTACCACCGCCGCCTAATCCGCCAGTACCACCAGTCGCTGCGCCGCATCCTCCGCCGCCACCAGCATAGTATGTAGAAGTTCCAGTTATTGAATAAGAGAGACCATCACCTCCATTGCCTCCCGCACTTGTACCACCCGCACTTCCAACAACTCCAGCGCCACCACCACCACCACCTGCTCTATTAGTGCCAGAAGATCCTCCACCAGTACCGCCTGCATTACCCTGCCCTGAAGTTGCAGTTCCTCCAGTACCTGATGTGGAGAATCCACCACCGCCAGATCCTCCATTGGAACCATTTAGTGTATTTAGTGAAGCTCCGCCACCTCCTGCTGTGGCTGTTATTGCGTCAAATACAGAATTATTACCGTTTGTTCCGTTTGCATTTCCAGTGCCTCCAGCACCACCAGCACCAATAGTTACTGTTATAGCTGATCCGTTTGCGACAGAATAAGACGTTGCATACAGCAACCCTCCTGCTCCACCGCCTGCTGAGCCACCTTGGCTGGGAACTCCGCCACCTCCACCGCCACCAGCAACTATTAGGTAGTCAACAAATACGGGGGCCAAAGGCCAATTGCCCGCCTTGATGTACTGCTGCGCCTGATCAAGCGTCCATATCCCCGGCGCTGCGCTTGTTGTCGGCGCAGTGGGGTTCGCCATGATAAAACCACCGGGGTATTGTTTGCTCATGGTTTAGAACGTGATCGTGCCAGAGGCGTTGAACTGGTAAATGGTGAACGAACCGTCTGTAGTTACCGTGGGAGAGCCAGTAGTTGATGCTGCTGTTTGAGGGGCGCGAACGATGACTACGCCAGAGCCGCCTGCACCGCCAGTTCCCGGATTTCCTCCGCCACATCCACCACCGCCACCACCAGTATTTGCAGTGCCCGGATTACTTGAAGTGTTCGTGGTTCCAGCACCGCCACCACCTGTGCCACCGCTCCCAGGATTTGCGCCAGCGCCCCCGCCGCCACCACCGGCACGAGTTACAGATGTGCCTGTAATTGACGATGCAGTGCCATTACCCCCGTTGCCGCCAGAAGTACCAGTGCCAGCAGCACCAACAGCCCCTGCTCCGCCACCACCGCCCGCGCCATAGTTTGGACCCGTAGAAGCACCCGCACCACCGTTATTGCCTTGTGATGGAGATGTTGAGGGCGTATTGCCTGCACCGCCACCGCCGCCACTCCAAAGACCGCCACCACCAGAGCCGCCTGAACCACCACCTTGGTTAGCGGAATTACCCCGCCCAAAACCTCCCCCCGTAGCAGTAATCGCATTGAATACTGAATCTGATCCAGCGGTGCCACTGGATGCCAAAACTCCTGTACCACCACCACCAACAGTTACGGTTACGGCTACCCCGATAGAGATTGAAAAACTAGACCCGCTTCTATAACCACCCGCGCCGCCTCCTGCGCCACGTTCTGTTAACCCGGTTCCACCACCCGCCCCACCACCTGCAATAACAAGGTAGTCAACCAAAATAGGTTGCAAAGGCCAATTTCCCGCGCCTTTTGCTTGCAACTGTTGCTCAAGCGTCCAGATGCCCGGAGCACTACTTGATGACGTAGTCGGTGGCGTAGCGGAGATAACTCCGCCTTTGTAGCGCATGCTCATGCTGCGCTCCTTACGTGATGTCCTCGTACGAAATGCTGTACGTCAGCGAACTAGCCGTGCCGCTGGTCACTGTGATTGACGTACCTTCTTGGAGGTAGATCGCGGTAGTCTTGTCCACCACGATTAGGGAGGCATTACCCGGCACAGAAATGGCCGAAGCAACCGGGTATGCCGTGCCGCCTGACGGGGCCGAGCCTTGAGCCACTGCGCCGTTGGTGTAGATGCTCACTGTGGTGTTTGCAGCCGTGCCCGTGGTATTAGCCACAACGATCTGATTGATCTTGAACACCTTGCTGGACGATGCTGCGTTAGGCAGCAGAACCACGGCAGTTGCGACGGACGGCGTGAGGTATGTCGTAACACCGTTGATGACGGTGACGTTGACGATGTTGGGATTTGCCATGATGTTTCCTTAGAAACCAAAGATCATCGCCATTGCGATGCTTTTGCCGGTGGATGCTCCGCCTAGAGCGTTCAAAGCAGCCGATGCAGTAGTTTGACCAGTACCGCCATTGGCGATTGGGAGCGTGCCAGTAACCTCAGATGCAAGATTGACGTTGCCAGCCGTAAAAGCAGATGTTCCGCTGGCCTTAACCACGCCGGTTAAAGTCGCCACCCCTGTGCCACCTGATGCCACCCCAAGAGGGGAAGACAGCGTAATTGAACCAATCGTCAGAGACCCGACGTAATTGAGCGCTTCAACTACATCTGTACCGTCGCACCGCAGTGCAATTTTGGCCCCATTAGGCACCGAGATTCCCGACCCAGCAGAGGTCTTAAACGTCTGGGCAAAGCCTGTGTTGTTGGTGACAAAGTACAGCTTGCTGACTGCTGGGCAGATAACCTGATACGAAGCCCCTGGTGTACCGCCAAGGACAATAAACATCGCCCGAGATTCATCTGCAACCCCGTTGGCATTTGACAGCGTGTAGTTCGCTGCTGTCATCGTGATGCTGGACGTACCAGCAATCGAGGAGTCAATCAGGCTCGTCGCCCCGGCGTTGAACACCGTGCCCCAAGTATTGGACAGTTCCCCGGTCGCCGGAAGGACAAGCCGAAGACTGTTGGTAAAGGTTGAAGGCATCTCTTACCTTAAGCGAATCGGATTAGCGCCGTGGTGGCGGAAGCAGCAGGAAGCTGCACCGTGAAATTTGGCCCGGCAGTTTTGTCAGCCCCAAAGTCCAGCACCGCAATTGCACGGTTAGCCTTGGTGAAGTTGTAGATCAACGCCCCACGGGTGACAAAACTAGACCCAGGCCAAGCCGGGTTGTCGAACGTCACATACGCCGTGGTGCCAGAAAGGAGCACTTGGACATTGGTGAGGATCTCGCCCCCAGCGGTGTAGCCTGTGCCAGACGTTTCACCTGTGAGGGTGTAGGCCGTGGTGTCTGCACCAAGAGAAGCAGCGCTCGTATAGAGCGCCATCTTCAAAGTGTCAGTATCCAGATCATGGATGCCCAGCCATGACTCCTGTTTGAACGAAGAGCATAGCGTTTGTACCAAAGCCATTTAGACCACCTGTGTCCTGACCTGCCCAGTACGGTATGCGTCTTGACGGTTCTTGCCTTCGCCCAGATTCTTCAGCAGAGTCAGCGATTGGACGTACTGCTTGTTCGTCTCATCAATGATGTCAGGCTCCTGCTTCATGAACCGTGCCGCTTCAACCATGACTGCGTTAAACAGCACGCTGTCAAAATTGTCACCCAGCCAAGTGTTCGTTGCCGTGACGATACTTTCCGGATAGTAGAAGTAGTTCAGTTCCGCCGTCAGCGCAGCGCTGGGCGTGGGGCCAAGCAGGAAAGACTGCACCAGCGGAGTGCCTGTCTGCGTGCCGTACAGGGCGTAATACTGCGGCGTCCCAGTGACAGCAACACTTGGAAATGACTCCCGCATGAAGTTTACATCCTTGTTCAGCAAGTAACTGAACACGCCCGCAACGGTCACACCAAAGGAAAACGAAGACAAGAAGTCTGTCGGTACTACAAGTAGCGGGTTACCAATGGTGAGTGTGAGCGTGGTATTCTTCCGCAAATTGGGAAGTTGAACCGAGTTATAGATGCGCTGCTCGGCTAGCTCCGTCATTGTGGCGAAGTCAGTCGCCGAGAACGTGTTCTCGGTGTAATCCTCAACAGCGGTCTGCAACTCGGTGTAGTTCAAGTTTCACCTCACGCCATCGGCCCGCGAGACATAAAGCCCCGCGTAGCGGCACCAGATCCACGCTGCTTGATCCCGGAGGTCTTGACAGCGGGCGGCTTGCCCATAGCAATGTTCCCCACGACCATGCAGATCTCGTCCTTGAGGGTTTCGATCTCTTGCGGTAGCCCCGACTTAGCAGGGGGCAGCTTCTTGGCTTTCATCATGTTTCACCCCGACTTCTGGTTCATGGCGCGGGCCATGTTCTTGCCCATTTTCAGACGGTCCTCAGTGGTGGGACCGCCCTTCTTGAAGGCTTTCCCGCCCTTGGCGAGCTTGGTCATCGGCTTGCCGGGGTGCATCGCACGTTCGTGCTTGTGAACATCTTTCATCATCGCTCCTTAGGAAACGGACACGGTAACTGTACCAACATATCCCTGCCCGACCAAGCTGTTTGGCGTCAGGGGCGCATCAAAACCACTGGACCCACCTATCGGTGCCCAGCCCCACTCAATCACCCTGCTACCCCCGCCGAACGAGCCCGTAGCAGTCACACCAGACAAGTACCAAGTGTTTGTGTCTGGACGAGGATCACGCAGGGCCTGCGGATCGGACACGGGAAACATACCTAGCAAAAGTTGAGGGTGATCCTTACTCCAACACTGCGGGCACGATTTTATGGCTGTACGCTTTGTTTTGATGACCTCATTTTTGAGCTTTTTGAGGTCAAAGCGAAATCCGCAACGGTCGCAGAAACCGAATGCCTTTGCGCCGTTTGCGAAGCGGTTAGACATGCGTCACCTCAAATTTGTTCTTTTTTGAGATGTTCTCAGCGCCACGCATGACGCGCAAATTTAACGGCACATGCAGCCCAGAAACGTGTTTGCCTTGCAGAGGTATTACGTGATCTACATGCCAAGGCTCACCATTGCGTCGAGTCAGCATTGCTGCTATGGCATAGACACACTTCATTGTCAGTCTGTCATCTTTTGACAACCATTTTGGAGTGCGCTCTCGTACCGCTTTTTTGCGGCTCGCATTTAGGTATGCAATATTGCCTGCAGCTTTTTTGCGATACTCTTTCTTTTGAGCTAATCGTGCTTCCTTGTTAACTTCGTAATCAACTTTTTTTGCTTCAGCTAGTCGCTCTTTGTTTGCTTCACGATACTCTCTTTTTTGCTCAGCTATACGCGCTTTATTGGTTTCATAGTACGCTTTATGGTACTCACTACTATTTGGCCTTTTGGCGTTGTACTCAGAATAATACTGCTTTAGCTTATCAGCATTTGCTTGCGCATACTCTTTTTGTTTAAGCAGCCTATACTCTTTATTCTCATCGTTCCATTTTTTGCGGGCGGCATTACGCGCATCGCGGTTCTCCGCGTTATATTTTTTGTAATAGGCAAGTGCCTGTTCGCGTGTTTTGAACGCCATGATCAACTAATGAATTGCTCTCTTGGCACGAACCGCACCGCTGCCTTCTCTCTATCTTCCGTCGAGGCAAGATCCCAGTCCTGATCGTACTGCGCCTTTAGCACCTGCATCCGCTCCATCGCACCGGGAATCTTCATGGACAGGTAATACGCCAGTCCTGACACCAAAGCAGGGATAAACCTGAACGGTACATCTTGTGTGTACGTCCCGCCTGCACCAGCGTCTTGAATCCTGCGCAAGCGCCAGTAGACGAGCGTGTACGTCTGAGAATTGTCAGGCGTAGGCCACACCGTGAACTGCGGAGCGGGGCCTTGGCGGTTGATCCAAATTTGGATCGGCCTTGCAGACTGGAGCTTGTTGGGAATGGATGAGTAGGTGGAAACTGAGATGCGCGTGATGGTCAGGTCCGTTTGCGTGGAAACGTTACCCGCGCCTGTGCGAATCACGTGCTCAATCAGATCCACCGTATCGGCAGGCAGCGTGTAGGTGTTTGTGCCAGCGGTCAGGACTTGTTGGCCCTGCTCAATGGTCCACATGTTTATGCCGCGATTTGACCAATCTGCGAACAACAAATTTAACGACCGTCGTGCTGTCCTCAGGTCATAGCCCGTGCGCAACTCAGCACCGCATCTTTCGAATGCTTCCTCGACGTACTCATTGAGGTCGAGATTAAACGTAGCGGTGCCGGAGGTTGCCATTATCGATGCCTTGCGGTTTTTGCAGCAATCTTGGGAGGCTGTTTGACAAACTGTTTGCCTGCGGCTTTTCCTGCGCGTTTGGCCTTAGTTGTGGCAGCGTATTCTGAAGGTGTAAGAGACTCGATAGCTGCCTTGGGGAGGTAGCGTTCGCCGGTCTTGC